TTTTATAAACTTATCGCTTGCCAAAAGGATTAAGGGTAAACTGGTTACTGTATGAGTACCGCTCCGATGTTCAATACGCTCGCGTTAGATCAAACGGCTTGGGATCTCATCATGGATTCAAGCCGTAACATCGCTATGGTTTCCCCTCCCTATGCCTTGGCTCAGGATATGGCGAGCGCAGTAAAGTTGTTTCTCGCTGAGCTTTGGTACGATACTACGCGCGGCATTCCTTATTGGACGAAAATTCTCGGCAAGCTTCCCCCAACCGCTTTGGTTATTCAATACATCGTTCAAGCCGCGCTCACCGTCTCGGGAGTGGTCTCGGCGCAATGCGTAATCAACTCTTTCAACGCTAGAACGATAACCGGGCAAATTATCTTCGTGGATGAATCGGGAAAATCAACCACTGTTCAATTTTCGGGTCCAGATCCTCCAACCGACAGTATCAGCACTATTTTGGAGGCTGAATGAGCACTGCACCAATCATTCTCGTTCAGCAGAATTCGCAGCCGAAATTAGGCGATGCGTGCGAATTCTCCATGCAATCTTCGTACCTCTTCGCAGCGAGCGTTGTACGCAGAAAGAGGGTCATTGAATCGCCCACTCCATTGAAGACGACCATGAAGTGTTATTTTTGCAATCCAAGCGCGATCTCGATTGTGCCAGAAAACTCCTTTATACCCGCTTTTATTGTTCGAATGAATGCGTCGATTGCAGTTCTGTTGCGCATGATCCGCGAATCGAAGATTGCAACGTCGATTATCCAACGTGGCTTCTACTTTTCTGTGATCCGGAGTTTCACCCTCTTTCCCTTCGCCAAGAATAAATCGATGCATAGAGACGGCTTGATAAGGAAGTTTACGGCCTGTGGTCCACGCATAAAAAGCACGAGAGCTCTTGTCCCATCTAGCATGCCAATTGAAGATTCCAACGCGCTCTGCATCGTTGGTATCGATGAGGGCATAAAGTCCATGAGTCAAAGGTACATAAGCGATCGATGGACCAATGGGAATCACTACAGGTCGAATCTTGCGATGGTAAATTCCAGCAGGCATATCTTTATAGTATCGGAAAGGTGGGCATGATGGCAACTCCTACAATTATGGTGCAACAGAACAGCCAACCCACAAATGATCCTATCGAAGGCGAAAATGGCCCAGTTTTCTTGACAGACTTGGATGCTGTTGCTCAGATAATTTATACTACATTAAGATTATTGCTTTCAGAATGGTGGGAGAATCTAGTCATTGGATTTCCTCTCTTCCAGTCGCTCATTGGCTCCTCGGGTGCGCCTGCAAATCAGGCCGGTGTCATGCTCATCATTCAGCAGACAATTCTCGGCTGTCCCTATGTGACCAAAATTCTCAATTTTAACTTTTCTCTCAATACGGCAACGATGGCGTCAACCTTCACGGCGACTGTTCAAACGAGCTTTGGTAATCTTGTCGTAACGAACGCTCCAGGATCGAGCGCCCAGGTGACGCCATAATGCCCGTACCTGCCTATATCGCGCCTTTCATCTCCCCAACAGCGGGCCTCGTCATTCCTTCCTATCAGTCGATCATCAATAGCCTCATCTCCGGATATCAGGCCATTTATCCACAAGTTGTTTATTTGGGAACAGATACGGCCAAATACCAGGAAATCTCCATCTTCGCCCTGAAATGCTATGACTCGAATCTCGCTTCACAGTTGGCCTATAACGCCCGGTCTCCATCAACTGCAATTGGGGCCGATCTTGACAGCATCGTGAAGATGAACGGCATTGCGCGGTTGCCGGCCTCGTATTCCACAGCGCCATTGACTGTGACCGGAGCTGGCGGAACGGTCATCAATCTCGGCCAAGTGACCGATACTCAGGGATACGTCTGGGCGCTTCCTATCAGCGTAACTATTCCGAGCGGTGGAAGCGTCACGGTGGGCATTACCTGCCAAACAGCCGGCCCAATACAGGCAAGCGCAGGAGCGATCAACACGATCTCAGGAGGCGCCACGGCTGGATGGACAGGTGCCACAAATCCGTCTCCGGCGCTTCCGGGCTTGCCCACTGAGAGCGATTCCGAGCTCAGGGCTCGTCAAGCGCTTTCTGTGGCCTCCCCAGCCCTTACACGCCTTGCTTCGACCATCGCAGCCATTGCAGCCGTCCCTGGCGTCACGCGGTACGCTACAGGCACGCCGACACCCGATTCCGGTCCCGGAAGCTCCATTGAGAATCCAACTGGATCTATCGACTTCTGGGGCAATCCCCCACACTCGATTTCAATGGTTGTAGAAGGCGGCTCAAATCTGGCAGTCGCAACGGCAATCTACCAGAAGCGCGGTCTCGGAGTTTACACGAATCCCGATTCAACCGCGGGCTCAACCAGCGTTCCCGTGACTGATCCCAATACCGGAACCATTACTACCATCGGATTCCAGCGCCCGACATACGCGCCAATCTACGCGACGATAGTCATTCATGGACTGGCTGGATACACGAGCGCTGTCTTGACGGCAGTACAGGCTGCAATTGTGCTGTATCTCAATAGCCTTCAAATCGGAGAAACAGTAACTTATTCTTCGTTCTATTCCGTCGCTCAATCGGTGATGCCTTCGCTTGTGACGCCGCAGTTTTCGATCACATCCCTGCATACCGGACTTTCAGCATCGCCCTCGGGAACAACGGACATTACGCTCGACTACTATCAGGTCGCGCAGGGGATTTCAGCCAACATCATTGTGACGGAGGCTTGATTGCCGCTCTATAACCAAAGCGGATACGGATCGGGACGATATGGGATTGCCGACAATGGCCCCATTTATATTCTTCCGATCTCGTACTATCTTGGCCTTCTTACTTCGGAGTACCGCCTTGCGTCCAATCTCAATGCGTGGCTTCAGGACTTGCTTTCTCCGCTCAACGACACAACAAATATGCTGGCCGGCATGACAGGGGCATTCGATCTCGATGAGGCTTCGGGCGTCCAGCTTGATGTGGCCGGTCAGATTGCGGGGATAAGTAAGACAGTTGGGTTTCAACCATCCGACAGCGTGAGTCCGATTCTCGATGATGCCACTTATCGCCTGCTCATCAAAGCGACGATCGCCGCAAATCAATGGGACGGCACCGAAGAATCTCTTTATCCGATCTGGGCGCAGTTGTTTCCCGGCGGATCGATCATCATCACGGACAATCAGAACATGTCATGTACGATCGTCCTATCAGGCAGCTTTACGTCGATCATTCAGGATTTGATTGTCAATGGCTATATTGTGCCGAGGCCTGAAGGCGTCGAGTATGAGTATGTGTTTGGCGATTTCCCGATCTTCGGAACGGACGAATCGAACAGTTTCATTGCGGGCGTAGACTTGGGACATCTGGCATAGGAGCATCATGGCGACAACAAATTTCTTAGTTTTCAATCCGGGCGCGGTCAATCAGGAAACTGATGCCGAATACGCAGCCGATTCGCAACGCTCTGGCGGCTATGGAGTTGACAATATCGTTCCTTCTGCACTTCTGAATAAGGCCACTTATCAGCCCACAACATTCTGTGCTGCGTTCGGTCAGATGATGGCCGCAAAGGGATATTCGACGAGCGATGCGGATGTCGCAGTCCTGGCCGCAGTGCTCGCAAATATCATCACCGAAGCTGATCTGCTCTCAAATCTCATTTCGGTTGCTTATTCTCCTACTCCAGCATTCAATGCCGCCGCTGCCAACGGCTTCCAGATGACGCTCACCGGCAACGTCACATCTTCAACCATCTCTGGAGTTGTGGCCGGCCAGGTAGTCGGATTCTTCTTTATTCAGGATGCGACGGGCGGAAGGACTGTGGCTTGGCCATCTTCATTTGTCGGCGCTGTGCAACCCGATCCGACGCCGAATGCCGTAAGCCTGATTCTTTTCAAAGCAGATCTGAGCGCGAATTTGCATGCCTCCGGACCTCCATTCAGCAACAATGGTCTATTCGCCACAAATGGACTTGTATGTCCTACACGCACAAGTGGTGACAATACGACCAATGCCGCTACTACTGCTTTTGTTCAAAGCGCTATTGCATCAGGATTCACATCGGGATCGAATGCGAATGGGCGATGGGCGAAAGATCCAAGCGGCCTTATTCGTCAATGGGGAACTGTAGCAGGAGCTTCAACGGGGACTATTGTTGATTTTCCGATCGCATTCACGAATAGCTCCAGCATTGCGGTGAACACGACCAGTCTGTGGTACGGGCCAGGAAACAGCATCTGTTTTGTGATCGCGACTAAAAACTCAATCAGCACAACACAATTTGAAGTGGCATTGGGCGTCGGAAGTCCGCAGGATTTTCAATGGTTTGCAATCGGATATTAGGAGAATAGGAATGCGCACAGCGAAACAGATATTTGCACGGCTCATACTCATTGGCTCACTGCCGCTTTGCGCACAAACGGTTACTCCGAATATCGGGCTGCAACTCCCGATCCAGGGAACTACGAACTGGGGGATTTCGCTCAATAACAACTTCACACTGCTCGACAAGTATCTAGGCAATGTTATGCCGCTTCCCAACGGATTGACTGCTCCTAAATTCAATGTGACGGGCGGCTTTCAGATCAACGGGAACTTCGGCATTTCTGGGCAGGTTCTCGCCTCAGCAGTGACCACGAACTCCGCAGGCACGGCGACGGCTTCGACCGCAACGCCGCCAGTTTGGATGATTCAGCCATGAAGAGCCTGTCCATATCGATTCTGCTCTGCTGTGCCGCTCAGGTGTGTGCGCAGACCTACTCCCTGCCCAACAACAACGCCGGATGCCCGAGCCAGTGTCTCGTGATCCCGTGGGATACCGGATCGGACCTCTGGAATAGCGGAACACTGCCAGTCTATTCGCAAGTGACTTGCACCCCGCTGCACGAAAACGGATCGACTGATGATACCGCAGACCTAAACACCTGCATCACGGCTGCGAACGCGGGAACTGGATCGTACTCGACTTGTCATGCGGCGGGAGGGTGCGCAGTCTTTATTCCGGCTGGCAATGTATTGATTGATGGGTCAGTAGTGCTGAAAAGCAACGTAGTCCTTCGAGGGGCCGGACCCACAACGATCATCACCGAAGGCAACGCCAACGCGCAGATCACGACCAACAACTTCTCTCATTCGGTCAATCTCTATCCCGCGACCAGTTATACCGTTCAGCCCTCGGAATGCCTGTTGAGCGGGACACCGGCAAAAGGCGACACCTCAATCACGGTCACGGGAAACCGCCAAGACCCGAACGGTAGCACGACCGCAGACTCCAGTTGCAATGTATCGACGGGAACTTGGATCAAGGTCTTCGGCAATGACAATCCCGCGCTGATTTCAGACTCGATGCAGGATTCCGGCTCCTATTACAAATGCGATATGTGCGCCGACAATACCGGATACTACCTGATGCAGCAATATGAGCAGGTAACTGGAGTCAGCGGGTCAACCGTCAGTCTTAGCCGCCCACTTTACTATCCGCCTTACACGACCGCGACAACGGTTCACAACACCAGCGGTTCGGCGGTCACGGAACCTGCAGGCGCGAAGTACAACGTCATCCAGTTTCAGACAACGCAGGCAGGACTCGAATACCTGAAGGTCAATGCGACTGCCGACCTGGGCGCGAACCAGAACGTGCTCTACCAAGGATGCCTCTACTGCTGGGCCAAGGGGATTGAAGTCATCCTGTCCGGCGCGAATCAGCTTTCGGCGTTGGTCGAGTGCGATTGGTGCTACGGGTTCGAGATTCGGGACTCCTACATTCACGATGAAAGATCGGGAGCGAGCGGGGCCGGGTACGGAATCTATTTCCAGTTCATCAGCGGCGACGAGAAAGTCGAGAACAACATCGTCCGGCATACCCGCCACTCAATCATTTTCCAAGGCGGAACGGATGGATCGGCCATCCTCTACAACTACACGGACGACGGCTACACGGACG